ACATGATATGGATCCATACCCATTGTGTCTTGCAAGTATTGTTCTAAAACTGCTGGTGTTGTAGGATATTCTGTTTCAACATCAAAGTATGTTGCTCTTGTATTCTGTAAATTAGGGAAATCTAGTGGTCTTTCTTGTATTGGAGTCTTTTTACCTTTGCTCATTTTTGAAACTTTGAATTTTTGCATCACAGTTTCAAGTCTGTCAACTGCTCCTTCGGGTAAATCACCCGCTAAACCTACCTTGTAAGAGTAAGTTTTTTTGCTTTCTACTAGATAATGTTTAAAACTCTGTGTCATGTGTATTATTTATCCATCTTTTTAAGTTTTTCAAGTAAACTGTTGCGGTCTGATATTATGTACCCTTCTCCCTGCACTAAATTAGTGCCTTCTGACTCACCTTTTGAGTCTTGCTTTTGTTTCCTCAGTTGTAAATCCACCATTTTTAACTTTTTATTCAATTTTTCTGCTTTTGCGTCCAATCCTGTCTTTAACATCTGCCCTGCGACCTCAAATATACGAGCCGAATATCTGCTTTCAACATTCATACCCAAATCCATTAAGTCTTCATAGGCTGTAACTGCTCTTTGACCTATATCGTCTAATTCTTGGTCGCCCATTTCTCCTAATCCGTCAACTTTGGGCAGTGCCGCCGCAATTTTATCGAATTCAGAGATATCTCTCAATGCTGTATTATTGTCTTTTTTCTGTTTTTTAGAAACTTTTTTTTCGGTTTGTTCTTCCTCTTTTACAATGTCTTGTGATTCAGGAAGATTTAATAATTCTTCTAACTTCTTTGTCATGACCTAAATATTTATGGTTGTTACCAAACGTAAATGCCAAGATAGACTGCTATACCAAAAACTACTAACCAAAAAATAAGTCTATCCATTATTTTTTAATATGATTGCTTTGATTGATTTTTCACCCATGTAAATCTCAGTCTCGGCTTTACCTTTCCAACATTGATACTTAACACTTGGACTGTAATTTCTTTCTGCATGACGTTTGCCTCTAAGGCATCCTGCCATATTTTCTTGAATACGATGTTCTTTTATTTCACCATTTACAAACATCAATAAGGCTACCACTGATTCTATCATATTAATTTCCGTTTTTGTATACTATTTCTCTGTCAGCGTCTTTTAATTTTTCAATTGATTCTTGTGCTTTTTCCATTTGCTCTTTGAGGAACTCAATGTTTACTTTGTTGTTAGCCATGTCGTCTAGATGCTTTTGCATTCTATCTACACTTTTGTATAGGTCTTCAATTAACATGAATTGTTCAATGTCTTGTGAACTTTGACCTAATTCTCCTCTTGGATATCTAATTCTAAAGTCTGTGTTTTTAGTTACTTCGTTGTGTAATCTTTCATCTTCAGCACTCATATCTTTTTCCAAAAGTACTGATTGTGTTTCTAACTTATTAAGTCTTTCAATCACACCAAAATATGCCCAGACGCCAACTGCCACTGCCGACACAATGGCTATCAAGTTTTTCATTGGCATACTAATTGCAGTTTGATCGCTAATATTGAGTCTTTTCATAATGTACGTATTTATTATCTATCTTTTAGATCCAGTATGGAATATATCTGCTTCGTTGATTACTTTAAAAGAAAAACCCCTATTTTTACACCAGAGCCTTGCTGATTTCCATTTTGCTTGGTTTATTATTAATTGTGCTTGATTATATCTGTTTCTTCCCACACTTTCCATTTTAGTTTGATTCTCAGGCTTGATCTCAATGACATCTGCGTGTTGTCTTCCGTTTTTGTCCACATAGGCTATAAAAAAATCTGGCACATAAACTGAAAATTTTCCATTGAGAGGGTGTTTGTAAGGAATTTTTATTGACTCACTAGCCCATTTAGAAATGCTAGGACTTTCATCACAGAATCGCATGAAAGCAAATTCCCAACTGCTTCTATATAGAGGAGTTTTGCCCCCAACATATTTGTCAGGATATTTCATAGCGAATCTACCCTGTGCAAATTTAGCCATTTTACTTCACTATGTTTCTTTTTTCTGTTTGATTAGATGCTGTTGTATCTTTGTATCCAAGAGATGAAATTTTTGACCTGTTTGCATTTAGTATTTCTGTAACTATTGCACTTAATTTTACATCATCAATACCTTTAAGAGTATCTATTAAAGTAAAAGCATTAATGCCATCTATTTTTGCCTGTGTCAATAATACAGTTGCAGTTGATATAGAACTTTGTTTGCTGAAGCCTCTAGACTCAAAATAACCCACCATTGCATCAACATCATTAGTTGCAAAAGTCAATGTTGGCTTGTTTAAATTTTCAAAAAATTGTCTTGTTTCTCTGTCTGGGTTTTGTGTTATTGGTGTGTTTGTCATTTATTATCTCTTTCTTATAAGTGCTTTCACAGTGTTTCCAAACTTACTGGAACTACGTGCAATAACAGTGTCGCCTAATCCGCCACCTCTAGTGTAACTTGAATCTGCTGTTCCACCTATTCTGCCAACTGCACCTTTTAATATATTAAATCCTTCTTGAGCCAATCCTGCTTTAGATAAATTTTTTGCATTTTTTATTGCATTTGCCCCACGTAAAATATTTCCTAATGTAAATCCGCTTCTGCCTGATTCTCCTCCAGATATGTCTGTGTTAGGGCCTCCTTGACCACCAAACAATCCAAATGCAGATGCCACTCCGCCTGTTCCAAACACACTTGTTGTACCTCCACCAGACAAAGAATTAGGAGAAGGTGTTTGGTCATAATGTTCTTCTGCAAATCCTCTTGGCACACCTTCTGACACTGCACCTCTACCATAGAACACTGCTTCATATTCTAATGCCATAGAGTTAGCCGCAGGTTCACTGTCTGCATTGTTTAGTGTGTCATGTTGCCATTGTGTAATGATTGGATTAACAAGATGGTACATGGTGTATCTTTTTCTAGACATTTGAAAAATTTGTATACTGTCAAAAAATGCTTCATGCTGGTCATTGTCTAAACCAAATCTAAATTTTCTAAAATCTTGTGCAGAGTTATAAGCAAGTGACCTACTGAATGCTGTTGCACTTGCGTCAACACTACCTGTTGCATTTATAAATGCTTCCGGTGATCTTTTTGCTGACTCATCAGATCCGTACCATCCATCTCTAAAGTAATATCTGTAATACATTTCCCACAACGCAGTTGTTACACCGTAATTGTCATCATGAAATACCATCTTGATAGGATCATAACTTATTTTTGTGTGTAACTTTCTTTTTTTATTGTACTGCTGTGCAACAACAGTTTCTATTGAATACTGTGGCAAGTCTACATTTTTAACCAACATATTCAATTCATTTTGATGTTTGTTTTTAAAGTTGCTTAAAGTTTTAAAAATACGAGATCCATTGGGGTGTGCTGGACTGTTTGCAATCATCCTGTCTAATACATTTTGATTGATGTTAAAAACAACGTGGAAAAGAAATTTTGACTTTGGTGCAAGTCTAAAACTATCGTCTACGTACAGTCTTGCCGCATGAGCAAAATCTCCAAGATTACCTTTTGGCTCAAGGATTCCGCTTTTTAATCCGTCTAAAAATGGTGTAAGAATATTTGCCATATACTGTATTTATATGATGAAAAATGTGGCATTTTAAAAACAAAAAAGGCGACTTAAAAAGCCGCCTTCAGTCAACTTTTAATTTGTAATTAGCCTTGTGTTGTAGCATCAACTGGAGTTGAATCACCTACTAACATAGCGATCGCGAAAACGATTACCACTACTGCTACGCCAATCCAAACTTTTTTGTTTTTTAATAGTTTTTTCATGGTTTTCTCCTTCCCTTGGTTAGTAAAAAAAAAGGGGCCGGAGCCCCCTTTTTAATTTATAATTGCAAATGAAAATTATGCACCGCCGCCGGTTATCAATGTATTCACTGTTCTGCCCACAGCCGTACCAACACCTGTACCTTGAGGTGTTTGTATTGCATTATCATATCTTAATGATAATGTTACTGTAACTGGCTCACTTGTGTTGTAAGCCAATGTGTTGTAGTTTGCTGACTCGACGTAGCAACCATACAACTCAAATGTTTCTAGAACTCCAACTGTATTGGCACCATTAGCACCATCAGTAATTTCAATTCTAGTAACAAATTTATAATCAGCACCGCTTGCCGCCGCTGATTGTTCAAAGAAATCAAATTGTTTTTGTAACTGTTCACCAACAAGTTTTTGTACGTTGTTGTTTACATCTTCTCTTAATGTAAGTGTGATTGGTTCCCAAGTGTGTTTTCCAGCAAGATAAACTTTACTGTTGTAAACATCAATTGTAGTGTTTTCAAATGATAGATTAGGTCTTGTTATATCCTGCACTTGTTTTGTCAACTCTGTTGTTGGAGTTGATACACCAAAATTTTCTAACATTACTCTAAAACGATACTGTAATTTTGGCATTAACAGACCTTGATTAGATGCACTTTGATTGCTATCTAAAGGTACTGTAATTTTTGATAGTGTAGATATGCTCATTTGTTTCTCCTAATATATTTATCCTTATTATAACCCTGCTATTTCGCCAGTATTTTTAAGTCTCAATGGAATGTAAATGAACTCCACTGCTTTGACTGGCTCTATTGCTATATCTAGATATAATTCATTTCTATCTATTCTAGCAGGTGTGTTGTTTGTTTCGTCACACACAACTAGGAAGTCATATAACGCTCTATTACCAACCAATTCTAACATTAAACTTTCTGCTTGAGCCTTGATTTCATCTCTTGTAGTTTTATCATTTGGTTCAAACACATAAGGTCTTGCTAATTTGTTTAACTGACTTCTTAGGTAGATAACAAGTCTTGCAACGTTGATTCTATCTAAAGAACTTGCCGCCGCCGCTCTTGTTTTCTGTCCGTAGTTTACTAAACCAGCGCCTGTTATGAAAGTTATTGGGTTAACATTACCTGCGTAAAGTGTGTCTCTTTGTCCTTCATTTAATGAAACTCCAACAAATTCACCTTCACTGTTAATGTAACCAGTTGATGTTGCGTTGCTTATGCCACCACGTCTTGTACCTGCTGGTGCAAACCATGGGAAAGAAACTTGATCGCTTAATGCAATAGTTCTTAACATCATGTGACTTGGTGGAACTGCAATGTTTTTTCCAAAGTTATCACTTGTGAATCCTGATGGATAAAACACGCCTAAGTATTCATCGTTTGTAACTAAACCTAAGTCATTGTCTTCTAATGCTTGGTTAACATTGTTTACATAATCATTTATTGATGTAGCATCAGGAGTTAATCTGAATGGAGTATCTCCTACAACAAATGCACTCAAGCCTCTGTCAAAGTTTAATGAAACCATTTCACCAATTAGTTCTGCATAACCTGGAGTTGCCATTACGTTGAACAATCTAGATTCGTCATCTCTAATTTCTTGGTTACCATTTACCATTGCTTGTAAAGCCTGTACTACAACTTTTCTTTGTGCTTTTCTTCCAAATGAACCTGAACCGTCTGCCTGGTTAGCAGATTCAGTTACCCATCTGTGAGTGTAGTAATTTGTCATTGCTTCATCACCTGCTCTTGGATTATCAGCAGTTTGATCTACATAATTTCTAACAAATTTTCTTACATTGAAACCTGAACGTCTTGTGTTCCATAACAACATACCTTGTGGATATAATGCTGGATCCGGAGCGTCAAAGTCTAAGAAGCCACTTGTTAATAATGCTTCAATTGTTCCTTCTTCATCACTTGTTGCACCTGATGTATTGTATCTTGCATCAGCAAACAAAATACCATCTTCAGTTGTTTGATCTGTGTTATCAACTAACACCCATCTTGAATCAACTGGGCCTTGGATTGATGAATCATATTTGTAAATTTTTGGATAGTTTTCTAAATCTGCTGTTGATATCCAGATATCATTATCAACAAGCGAAGATGCACCATCCTGCTGTGTGCTTGGAGCAGTTGCTGAAACTGTCGGACCTTTTGCATCTGTCG